TTATCTATTCCTCTTATAGTTCTATCGTTAAGATCTTTATTATAGAATATAGTATATCCAAATAAAGTCTTCCTATATTTCTCATCTCTATCAAGTACAGGAAGTATATCTTGTCCAGGTCCATCCCATTCTATAGCAGTTATAATCATACAGTTTGGATTTGCCTCCCAAATCATATCACATATAAGCTTATATACTACAGGAAAGTCAACTACAAGTAAAGTATTGGTTGCATATTCAAATATAGGCATACAGGTTTCCATATTCATACCAAAGAATACGGTACTGTCTCCCGCAGCTCCATGTGCAACGTCTATACCCATACAGACGACATTAGTATTCCTAAACTCATCTTCTATACCACTACTTCCAGGACTCTTTATATAATCTATCATATATCTATTATCTAAGAAATGAGTGTCCCATTTAGTATTATCTATCCAAGTTTCTATTCTTTCTATATGTTCTTGCGAATATAAGCTGTCTGCAGAACTACTTATCCATTCCATAAGTATTTCATTTCTAAATTTAGCTGCAACAGGAATCTTTCTACGTCTATCATCATACCAAGCTTCACTCATTCCAAGTTCTTGATATCCATATTCAACGAAGAAGAAGTCCATTTCAGCACTAGCAAATAAGTAAGTGTGTAAATTAGAATAGTTCATTGCAAATAACTTATTATCAAACTTGCATATCTTATTAGTTACAACATCATACATCTGTCTACCAGCAAGTGTAGTTAAATCTCCTGCTGTAGATGCATAATGTATAGAGTGTCTTATTCCTTTTTTTCTTGCAAAGTCCATAGTTGCAGTAGTTGCAAATTGAATACCACTCATTGCTGCCATTATGCATTTAACGAAGTTGAACTCGTCAAATAGTAAGAATCTTAAACGACGTCCACGTCCAGCTCTTGCTGCTTGTTGCTCTTGTGGAGATACAGCAATTGCTACAAGTGTATTACCTAGTTGCTGATTAACACTTTCTTTACTTCCTGATTTAGAAGATGGTTCTACTTGTTTGTATTCCACACCTTTTTTCTTACGATTTACTATTTGGTGAAAACGTAAGAATTCAGGAAATTCATCAGCTATTTCTATAACTTCACGTTTATTATCAAGTGCTCTTGAATATTCATAATGTAAGAACCCACATTCAAAGTCTGTACTTCCATAAGCAAATTCATATGCAAGTAAATGGTTGACTATGTATGTTTTACCTATTTGTCTTGGAGCTGATAGGAATGTATTAAAGTTTTGAGAATAAAGCCATATAAAAGCAAACTGTTGAATAGTCATCTCAAAACGTTTAGATTCACCATTCTTAGTTATTCTTGCACATTCTCTCATATGAAACCAAGGATTTACCATTCCTTCTCTTGCAACCTTAACTTGAATATCAGACGGAAGTTGTGCCATAGTATCTATTCCAAGTAAGTCTCTGTCAAATACTATAAGATGTATCTTATCATTAAATTTAATTCCACTTATTTGAGAGAATCTAGCAAGATACATATGGAAATCCCAGAACTGTTTGTTTTTTGTAATTACATCATAATAAACAGTTTTAAATCTACCAGTTAATTTACCATTATCATCAACGTCTATATAAACATCCCACATATCATCAGGAAGTCCATTAACACCATAGAAAGTCTTTTCTTCTTCTCTTATTGCTTTATGATTTATTTTATCAAAGTTACCATTTAGTATCTTATGATATGGTATAATAGTGGATGTTTGTTCTTCAGGTGTATCTTTAGAAGCAATATATTCATCTACCATATTAATACAAGACTGCTTAAATTCAACATATCCACTATAGTCAAGATTAATAAGTTCATAATAGTACTCTTCTGTTTCTTTATCTATTATCTTATCAGATATCTTAGCAAGATAGTCGGTATGATCTGTAGCCATAACTAACTCTTTGGTAAACTCATAGTTAGCTCCATTCTTTTTAAGCCAGGCTTGAAACTTCAGACTTTCTTCACTAGTATCATCAAAGTACATATCGTACATGTTCATATTTGCACCTCACGAAAATAAAAACCATCTCCTATTTCTAGGAGATGGCAATAGTTTTAATAGTCAAGTTCTGCTCTTGTTACTCCATAAAGTCTTGTAGCTCTTTCTCTAAAGAAGTTTCTATCTGTAAGAGCCTTTCTTATTTCATAAACTTCATCTTCAAGTGCTATAGCAAGAGTTTGGAAGTCTTCATTATTCTTATATTGATTTCTGTAGATTCCAATTATTCTAACGAAAGCAGATATGTTTCTTAGTATTACAGTTTGTGTATTAACATCATCACAGTTCATAGCATCAGCTTTAATCTTCATAGCTTCTGCTTCAAGCTTTCTATATCTTTGTGCTACATTAGATGGAAGTCTTCCAAGAAGAGTAGCGATTGATACATATTCTACTTCTTCTTCATCTCCTCTAACACCTTCTACTCCTTGAGAAGCTACTGGAATAACTTCATTATCAATAGCTTTAATAAGTTCAGTTGTAAAATCATCTTCTATAGCTAATTTATCTACATTATAAGAAGTATCAGCTATAAGTTTATCAATATTAACTAAATCTTCATCATCTAAATCTACTTGGATAGGAGTTTGGTTTTGTTCAAGTATTGACTCAAGTCCTGTATCTAGTAAATTAAGAGTCTTTTTACCTCCGTTTAGTTGATAAGCACTGTAGTCAGCTGTTAGAATATAAGATCTTTTAAGTTTATCTATCTTATCAAATGTTCTACTTATAATATAATCTATATATCTAAGTCCGTGTTGCTCATTCATTACAGTAGGTCTTGCTATAATATCAAATGCATTAGTCATTCCTTCTGTTGTGGAAACCTTTCTTAGAGCTATATCAAGATAAGATATCATATCAGACAAGCTTCTTACTATAATAGATGTATTACATTCATTTATACTATCATAAAACATCTTATATACAAATAGAACTTTAGTCATAGCAATTATATTTGTATTCTTGTATTCTATATTATCAAATTTACCAAATTTATCTACAAGTCTTAAATCTCTTAATATCTTTATAAATGGATATAAGTTTGCAACATATAGAATCATCTTTTGAACTAATGTATCTAGTATATATTCATCATATAATTCTTTACTCTTTATATATCTATCTGACATCATAAATCTTACAAGAAGTGTAGAGAATTCAAATATATACTCTCTTTCATTTATAAAGTCATTATAGTCTACATTATCTCCAAGATTCCATCCTACCATACAAGCAGATTTAATATCAAAGTTTAACTTATTAGATACTCCATCGTCATTATCTATATAAGAGAATGCTTTTGAGCTTTCTAAATCTCTAGTAAGAGTAGCTTTAGATCTGTCTCCTACTTTGATATCTCCGTATAAACCAAACTCAAATCTATCTGAATTAAGTTTACTATCTCCTATCCATAAGTTAAGCTCTTCTCCATAAATCTTTCTAAATGTAGCTATTTGATCTTCACTGAATAATTTATGTATATATGCAAGATGATCTTCTGAGATTTTACTAGGATCGTATCTGTTATTACGTCCTACTAGTCTAGAAAAAGAGTTAAATAATACTCTTTCTTCTCCATCTTCTTGAAATAGCTTTTCCATCGCTCTATGACATAAACTCTTCAATGTTTCTATTGCAGGCATATTATCAGAAATAAATCTATCATAATGAGTTTTATTTACTGCATAATACTTAGTTTTAAATAAATTCATACTTTATTCCTCCTTTAATGATTTGTATAAACGTTGATAAATTGTTTCGATCAAACTGGTATAAAAACAAAGTAGTATGTTAAAACCTTTGGTATATAAAAGGAAAGAATTTAAAAGGAGGTTGAATTAAATGGTTGGATTAACAGAGTTTATAATTGCATCCCGTGCAAATAAGATAATAAGAAATTCTAGACTTAGTAATCTTTCATATACAGCAATAGATAAAAACGAAAATGGTCTTTATAAAGATGCTACTGAAAACTTTTTATCGAAGTCTATAACTGCTGAAAATGCCGTTAAATACCAAAAGAAATTAGAAGATGTTCTATTTCTTATATTTCCTGGTACTAGCTTTAATAGATTTCTTGGTGTAGAAGATACAGTTGAAGAAAGATTCTTTTATCCGATTACGGTTGCAAAAATTACTATAATGGAAAATACAGCTTACATTCCGTTTTTCTTCGGAGAAGATAGTATTTTCGTAATATCACCATTTGTAAAAGAAGACGACACTAGATTTATAGGGGATAAATTCATAGCTCCTATATGCAAGATAAATGAGTTTGATGAAGATGTACCGTTAACTGAGTATGAAGAATGGATAAATAGGCCTACAGATAAAGATGAGTGGCTATATGGAACAGCAAGTCTTAGAGATAGGTTTGTAAATATCCTTACTCCTGTAGTAGAAATGGTTTCTGGTATATCTACAGCAATATCAAAAACATTCCCAGATTTTGAATATGGAATAGAAACTGAGGTTATATCTGTAAAAGAACCTGGTTATCCTAAGATATATGAAAAGTTTGGAATAGAATCTGAAATATTTGTCGATACTGAGTTAGGACTTGTAAGAAATCCTGAAGATATCATTAAAGATATAGATTTCCTACCAATAGTTTTAAAACACCAAACAGATGATGATGAACTTAGTTGTGTAACTCTGACTTTACTTGAGAAGAAAGACGAAAATGGCAATCCTAGACTTGTAAGAAGTGTAAATATGCGTAAAGCAGAAGATGGAGCTATTAAACGTAGTTGTGAAATAGATATTGGAACAGGTAAATCTAAAAGAGTAATAAATGATTTACTTGTACTTCGTGAATCTGGATCTATCTATCCACTTCTAAGTTTAGATGAATTTGCATATTACTTTAATAAATCTATATGTTTTGTAAAAGACGGAACTATACTAGATGGATTCTTAGTAGAAGATCTATACGAAGTTGACAAAGGTTATCCTTGTCTAAAAGAAGTAGATACTGTTACCGACGACGGTATTCAGTTTACAAAAGGTGAAGAAGGTATTGGAGATATAGCAAGTGCTATTAAGGTTTTAGGTATAAGAACAGGTTCTACACTTTATAATGTAGTATCAAAAATATTCAAATTACCTAAAGCTATAGCTAAAGATGTCTGGAACTTCATAAGAAGAACATTCTTTATGACACAAAACAGTGCATCTAAAGAACTTACAGATGAACTTAGAATTAAAGCTCTTAATGATGATCTAGATGTATTTAGTGGAAAAATGAATAAATGGCTTGAAAGTGGTATTATAGGTGTAGCATCATTCTTCGTAACTGGTGGAATTATATGGGGATGTGCTGTATGGTACATAATGAATAAAGTAGCTAAAAAATACAGAGCAAAAGCAATGGAACCTTTAGAACATCAAATCAACACGAATATCCAAGTAGTGGATATGAAAATAAGATTTGCTGAATCTGAAGGTGATACTAAAAAAGTCGAAGAACTTATGCGTTATCGTGGACATTTACTTTTAATGAAGCAAAAGACTGAAACTTATAAGAAGGAAGTAACTGATAAGGATCAACTTACTTACAGCAAAGTACAAGAAGTTGATCGTACTGGTGGTGGATATTGATAGTTAGGCAAAGGGTTTATCTATAAATATTCTTAATTCTTGTAAAGGAGGTATTATGTTCTATGATGGATGGTATAAAACACTACGCAAGTCTACTTCTTGTGACTCTTCTTCTATTCCTAGCAACACTTATCATCAAGAATCAAGAGAAAATGGATCACTTGAACAAGACTCTTCAGAAATAAATTATGCACTAGAGGGATTATTTAGTACCTATAACTTAAATGAAATTACTATTAAAGGAAGTCATACAAAAGGGTTTGAAGCAGATGAATTTGGAGATTTAGGTGGTGAAGACTTAACCGATGATACACCAGCTGATACAGGTGGTGACGACGGTGGTTTTAACGATCTAGGTGGTGATGATATGGGAGACGACGACATGGGTGATGATTCTGCCTTTGGTGATCTAGGTGGAGATGATGATGGTGGATTTGGTGACTTTGGAGACGATACTGGTTCTTACTCTGATGAAAACGGAGATGAAAAGAAAACTAAAAATAAAAAGATATCTCGTAAAGAAGCACTAAATGAAACATATGATCAATCTACACAAATAAGATCAGTTCTTGAGTTTCCTAAAAAGTTTGAAGAACTACGTAATGTAGTTGCTGCAAATACAGAAATAGCTTTATCACAAACTCATAATAACTTAGAAGTTGAAAAAACTATAAGAAGAGTTGGTGAGAAATATAGAGATCTTCTTAGAAGTCTTGATATGTATATAGCAAACATGAGTTCTAAAGTATATGAAGATCTATGGGGTGACTACATAGAGTTCCATACAGTAGCTAAATCTTTAAAGCTAAGTTATGATGCTCTTATAGATATGTAGAATTGCCAAATTAACAATCGTTTTGATAAAAAGCATTTAGGGAGAAAGCCCTTTATGTATTAAAATTTAAATTATCAAGGAGGTAAAAATGTATAAAGAATTTGATATAAGTAATCCTCTAATGGCATTAACTGGTATGGAAGGTATTCAAGATAGATTAACTTCTACTACTTTGACTGAAGATGATTACGAAGGTAAGTACGAAGGTGGAATTGAGGCTGAATGTGAAAGACTTACAGAAGAAGCTGATATGTATAAAGGAATATCTACTGTTATAGCTTTAGAAACTATAAATGCTAATAGAGCAATAGTAGCTATCAATAACGGAGAAAATCCTGTAACAGCTTTCAAGTTGTATGGTTTTGAAGCAGATGAAGGTGAAACTGATCAACAAATGGTGGAACAAGCTACTTCTAAAGAAGGAATCTTAAAAAGAGCTTGGAAAGCTTTACTTGGATACGTTTCAAATGCGACAGCTTACATTGCACACTTAGTAAAAATCAAAAGAATATCTGGAAGAGTATTTAATGTAATATTCTCAGATGTAAAGAAAACATTGGATAAATTAGCTACAGCTAAAGCTCAAGGAGCTGAAAAATTAACTGGAAAGCAAATTAAAGTTAATAAAGAACTTGCTGAAAACTGGGAAAAAGTAGCTAATATCTACAAGAAAGATCATGATAAAGAATTCGATAAGTTACCAGAAGATCCAACTAATGATGACTTAAAAGAATTCGTAAAGAAATATGCTGAAATGGTTGGAGTTGAATTAGGAGAAGGTGGAGTTTTATCAGAAGACGCTGTAAACAGAAAATATGATGAAAACGATGAAGTCTTAAAATTAAATGGAGCTAAAGATACTGAAGACTTAGATGGAGCTTCTGCACTTGAAAGAGTTGAAAACGTATTAAACGTAATTCAATCTTACTCTGAAGTAAGAAGAAATGCTGAAGGAGCTAAATCTGACGTTGTAAGAGAATTCGAAGCTGCATTCAAAGACGTTAAGAAAATAGTTAAGAAACTTGACAAACAAGTTAAGAAAGATGAATCTTTAGATGATGCTCAAAAAGCAGATATTACTAATTTAACTACTTCATTAAAAGCTTTATCTACTCTTGCTAAAAAACAAGCTAAAATCTATAACTTATGTTTAAAAGATTTTACTAACTTAGCTAAATATGCAGTAAATAACGGTGAAGCAGTAATAAAAGTAATGAAATAACATTGGAAGGAGTGAGTTATGTACTTTAGTATAACAAAAGATCTAAACACAGATCTAATTGCATCAGTCACTTCAGGTTTAGAATCTTTTATAGCTGAACTAGAAGCCGACATAATAGACTCTAACCTAGAAGATGTGACTGGAATGGAATCACTTCATATAATGTCAGCTTCAATAGCTGAAGCTGGTATAAGTCTATTTGGTTTAGAAGCTGAAGAAAATGAAGCTGTAAAGTCTTCTAAAATAAAAGCATTCGTTGATAAACTAAAGGATATATGGAGCAAATTCGTAAACTACTTCATGATGTTTTTAGACGGATACTTGAGAAAATATAGAAGTATAGAAAAACACTTAAACGACGTTAATAATGCTATAGAAAGTGCTCTTGAACTACCTAATATAGATTCTAAAGAAGTAAGTATAGAAAACGCACCTGCATTTATAAATAATCCAAATAGCTACACAAATAGTGCAGCTAACTTAGTAGGAATATTTGGAATGTCAGCTCGTATACTACATAATACTAAATTCAAAAAAGATTCTTTAAAAAGTGATCAAGAGTTTGTAACAGATATGTATAAAGGTATTTCTGGTATTGTAACTGGAATACGTGCAGTTAAAGAAATAAATGACGATTCTCATGTGTTACAATTTGGAAATGCTAATGCAGGTAAGTTAATTGATATTGCAAATGATGCTGAAAAAGGTAATAAACTACCTGATGATACTAAGACGGTTATAACTGAAATGTTAGGTGTTATAGATAACTTATCTAAATCTAATGAAACTTCTAAATTTGAATCTGAAGAAATTTCTGGAAAAGCTACTGATATTCTTAATAAGATATTAGTGTTAAATAAAGAAATTATAGGGACTTTACAAGCATCTTCAATTGCTGTAGGTATAGGAAGTGGATATGTTAATGAATTTAATAGAAACGATTTAACAGATGAAGAACTTTCTAAGTATTCAGAAGAAACACTTAAGTTAATAAGAGACATATTTACTTCATACAGAAAAGTTTATAAAGGTTCAATTACAGTTTACTTGAAGTTTATAAAGAGTTTGTATAAAGCTGAAATGTCTGCATTAAAGCAAATTAGTTCTAAAAAAAGTAGTATTAATGAAAAAGAATAAATCTAAGGAGGAAATAAGCAAATGACTGAGAGAAAAATAGCAAATAGTATCGTTAAAGATATATTCGCATATGAATCTATCGACGGTACTTTATCACATAAAACAAGCAAAAAAACTAATGGTTCTGAAGATGCATCAAATGCATTTAAAAACATGGCAGGAGTTAAAAGATGGGGTGTTGAAGACTTACAAGCTATCTGTAGTTTAATAAGACAAAGACAACAACACATGCCTGATACTGCTTTATTCGACCAAAGACAAGTAAGAGCTGCTGAATTTGTATTAGCTCAAGAAGCTATCACTAAAGTAGTAGACTCTGCGTTAACTTCTAAATCAGTTTGGGATAAATTACCTAAACCTATGCAAGCTATAGCTGGATATGCTAAAACTGCATATGATAAAGAAAGAGAAGTATTACAAGGAGCTTTAGAATCACAATCATCTGCAAGACATGCAGCTGAATACAAAGCTCAATGGGCTAAAGATACTGTAAAAGATATCTTATTTACTGGTATGGCATCTGTAGTTAATGGTGCAGCTGATCACCATATCAACTTATTATCTGGAACATATATGACTGCACAAGAAGCGTTACAAGCAGGATCATCTTATGCATTACACTATCCAATTCTTGAGTTCTATGCTCAATGGGTAAACGCTGCTGGATGTATTTGGTCTAAACTTGTTAAAACTGTTAACATGTTATCAGTTGAATCTTCTATGCCAATTGAACATAAATCACAAGTTTATGTATTCAGAAATAAAGAAAATAAAAAAGTAGCAGAAATCAATAGAGAAGATTACTTCAGATATATGGATATGAGTATGTTAAAAGAAAAGAACTTACTTGATCCTTCTATTGACATCTTAAACTACTTACAAAGAAAATTAAAAGTAACTAATGCTGATTTCAATAAGAAATTAGACTTATACAAACCAGTAACTGGAGCTACTGAAGCTGTATTAAAACCTCTTCAACAAGCTGTATTCTCATTTGAAATAGGAGAAATCTTATTACAAGGAGAAACTTCTGGTGCTAACACAAATAAATTCCAAGGTTATGTGTATGACTTAGATGGAACTCCAATGCACGGAACTCCATTAACTGAAGCTCACTACAACGGAAGAGCATTATTCTTAACACCTGATAAAGCTCATCCTGAAAAGAATTACGTATTAACTTTACACTTTGATGCTAAAGTTAACGAATTATTCATTAGTGTTGCTAAAACAGATAGTACATTAACTGATATCGAATCAATTACATTTGATGTTAAAATATTAGACTTACCAAGAGTTGAAATGGCTAACTCTCAAATAGAAACTAGAACTAGAAGAGTAACTATTACTGCTGGTCCTCAAATCTTAAGAGAAATCAACTTCAACCCAGAATACAACAGTTTCTTAGAAGCTAAAACTGGTTCTGGAAAAATAGTTGAAGATGAAATCAACGCAAGAACTGAAGAACTTGCTAACTTAGCTGAATATATCTTTACTGAAGGATATAAGAGAATGGCTGAAGAAGTTAAGAAAGCAAGACATGAAGATGACAAGATTGCTCAATATCAATCTTATCAATTCTGGGCTCATACTGATTTAGACTTATCAGAAGCTCAAAACTTAAATAAAGGTGAAAACTATAATATGAGAATGTCAAGAACTTTCCAAGGACTAGCTCTTGCATACTCAATGGCTGCAAACACTCAACAAGTAGGAATGAACATTTGGTGTAATGCTGAAAGCTTAACTCCATTAAATCCTGCTATGATGCCAGTAATAGGAACAGTAAGTGCTGATACTGCTGGAGACTTCTTAGGAGTAGTTTCTCCAATCGAAGCATATGTATTCACTGCTGGAACTAACAACGGTCCATCACCAGTTAAAGCTGTTATAGTTGGAACTAATAAAGCTGACGACAAACCTGATAGAGCTAAAGCATACACTGATGCTAAAGCTGCAAACGGTGGACAAGAACCAAGTTATGATCAAATAAATGCTGCATTAGTATTTAAATACAACATAACTCCACAATTTGCTGAACCAAACTTAGAAACTCACTTCATGACAAGAGTTGCATTATCTATGACTGACTCTTCAATGGGATATAGAAGTGCTGCTGTTCAAAACGTACCACATATCCAAATGAAGTCTGGATTCAAACACCAAGTAATTAAAGGAGCTGCTGGAAGATTCTCAATCAAAGGATTCTTAGCATCACCTATTAACCACTGGGATAACTAATATAAATATATGAGGAGGGGACGAGAGTCTTCTCCTCTTTTATTTATCGCAATTTAAAATAAGGAGGAGATTATATGAATCTTATAAAGCATAAGATGATTGGTGCTGGAGTTGATATATTTGGTTCTAATATGATAGCTGATATGTCTAATATAGCACTAATAGGTGTAGAATCAGATGGACAAGTATTGCAAGAATATACTGCTAAAACACACTTCTTAGCTGGTATAACTATGGATCAAGTGGTTAAGTTAAAAGCAGGACTTATGTATTTAGAGTTCTGGACACATGGGATAGATCACACTAAACCTACTATAAATAGAAGATGGTATCCATCTGATAAGATGAGAGAGGGATTGGGAGCAGATGCTATAACTAAACAGTTAAATCAAGGAGGAATTCCTGGATGTGCAGAACACCCTCAAATAAAAGCAAATGAAAGAGCAAAACCTGGAGAAGCTCCAAGTCAAAATGAAATACAAAACATAATAAGTGATATTACATATATAGATCCATTTAAAGTTACTCACTATATAGTTGGATATAGATGTTATGAAGACAGAACTATATTCAAAATAAGAACGGCTTTAAAGAATCTTACTATAGTAAATGATATACTAAGTGGAAAGATACCTGCATTTAGTATAAGAACACATGGATTATTTGTGCCTGATAATGCATTTGGTGGATGTCATAAAGCAGCAAAGATTAACTTTGTTACTATAGACTATGTAGGAAACCAAGCAGACGTACGTGCTATAGCTGAACCTCAAATGGATATAGTTGATGTTGTAAGTGGAGAAAAGATGAGACTGCAAGTTGACTCTAGAATAGGTAATGAAAACGACATGGTTATAGATAACTTCTATAAAAAGAACGATATCTGGGTAAGAAAGAGTACTACAGCTATGGAATCAGCATTTAATCATGGAGTTCAAATATCAGTAAAAGCTAGTGAAAAGGAAATGTTAAGAGAAGTTTATGCTGATATATGGTAAGGTGATGGTATATGAATATTAATGTATTGATATACAGACTAAAGAAACATATAGGTTTAAATGGGATATTAAAGAATGTTTATTCTGACTATAAGATAAGAGATAGTATAATGAGCTCTCTTATAGAGTTTAATAGACATAGTGGATTTGCAATAGCATATACACTAAGACAGCTACAGGAAAGAACTAATAGGAATAATAATGATGATGAATATGATGTTGGTGGATATAAAGATGTAGTTGTATCTGTACCAGATGATTTACTTACTGCAATAGGTGAAGCTGGATGCAGAATAAAGTCTGTTAGAATGTATGATATGCAAAACTTTGTACTTACATTTAATGATAGAGTTAAAAGAGGTATAAGAGACTTGGCTTGGGACTTTGCTAAGCAAGAACAGAATACATGGAATGAATCTGATATGATACCTCTGTTTAGGCCACCAGCTACAATAGTATTACAAAACTGTTCTTATATGATAGATTTCTTGTATGATAAAGAGATTCAAATTATATGTGAACATCCAAAGAATCTTGCTACTATAGGTACAAATTTAGAATCTAGATTTGAAGAACTATGTAAGCTTGATCTTATGATAGATATGTTTAATAATAACTTAGCATATCTTAAGATAGATATTGGTAACGGAGCAATAGATCCTCCATTACAAGACTTCCAAAATGCTACTCAAGATAAGAAGCAAGTGTTGGAAGAGCTAAGAACTAAAGGATCTATAGATAACGTTCAGTTCTATTAACGCGAAAAATAAATACATAATACTCACTCTGGTAAATCCAGAGTGAGTTTTTGTACCGCCTTATTTATTTAAGGATCTTCTAAGCTTTCTTCTTCTTGCTATATTTCTATAGTATACTCTTCTACTTAAATACTTCTTATCAATAATCAATACATCAATAGGTCTTCTTATGCTTACAAACATGGGAGGCCTAGATCCGAGATCAACTGTTACCTTTCCTTTTTTAATGTCTTTTACATCAGACTTTATATCTTCAATAACATCTTTATCATTATCATTAATAGCCTTTTTCATAGTTGTTAATATATCATTAAATAATGAACCCTTCTTTGTAAATTTAAGAGAGATGTTTATAATCCTACTAAATAAAAGTTTAAGTATTCCATTTGCTAGTTTCATAAACATTGCTCTAGTTTTATCTGTGCTCATTATAAAGTATATAATACCTAAAGTAGAAGTTATCTTTAGACTATCTGCTTTCGAATACTTAAGTATAGCTTCGATTATTTCTTCTAACATGTCATTTCACCTCAATTCACATAAAAATTAGTTTACCCATTATTGTATTTCCTATGTCTAAAATCGAAACAAGCATATATTGTAACTTGATAAAAGTATAAATTGGAGGTTAAATATATGAAAGCCAAGATATTAATTACCGCAGATATTCACTTTGAAAAGATACCAAAGGATAAGAGAATAGGCTTTATAAGCTACGTAAAACGCTCTATAATCGAATGTTTACCTGATTTCTTTATAATTGCAGGTGACACATCAGATTCACGTAATTTAAGAGCAGAAAGTGAAGACTTTCATGAGATATGGAAATTTGTAGAGGAAGTAAAGGATGTATGTAAAAGGCAAGGAACTACATTCATAATCTTAAGAGGAACACCAAGTCATGATGGTGATATAATGCAAAATATTTGTAGCTTTATTGGAAGCGATATTTTATATATAGATGATATAACTACGATGAATATAAAGGATATAAATATTGGGTTTATTCCTGAAATGTATTATCCTAAGTATGATGATTTTTTATCGGATTTAGAAACTAAGATAAGGTTTAATCAGGATATTATAGTATACCATGGAATGATGGGATTTGCAATACCTGCTGTAAAGCAACATGACTCACAATGGAACTTACATAGAAACTTAGTTATGAAACACGGAGATGTTGAAAACTATGCTAACTGTATAGTTATAGGTGGACATGTACATGAGTTTATGAATAAATCAAAGACTTATTATACAGGTAGAGCTATAGCAAATCCAGGTGAAGTTACATTTAATAGAACATTTGGACTTCAATTAGTTGAGATTGATACTACTTTAGGTGAGTATACCCTTAAAACATTAGTCAATAAAGATGTGGATATTGTATATAAAGCTGAGATAGATCTTACTAAAGATGATACTCAAAATATAATATCATTATATAAAGGTAAGGATGTAAATCAATTTAGATTTGTAATCACTATTGATAGCTCAGCTGAATGTACAAATAAATACAACGAATTCATAAGTATTATAAAACCAATATATACACAAGTTAAACATGTATCTGAAACTAAAGAAGTAATAAAAGTTAATGTTGAAAGTAAAGATATAGATGAACTAGTGTATGAATTTTATAAGAATAAAACCAATGAAGATATATCAGAATCACTAGCAAAAGAAATAGGGCTAAAATAAAAGGAGGTGACTATTGTGGATAATGAGTTACTAGGAGAACTACTTACTTATATTATATCAGATCCATCAGATGTAGTTTTCTTAAGAGGTATTAGAGAGGGAATAAGTTATATTCAACCTCAAGATATGACACCTGAAGTAAAAATACTTGATAGATTTATAGAAGATTTACTTGTAGCTAAGATAGAAATGCAAAAAGAAGCTATGAGAATGTATGTAAACTATGGGTTTTCAGACACTACTAAATCTTATGTATCTGTAATAAGTGGAAGTAGAGTAAATAGAGCATATAAACTAGATTTACTTGATAGACTTAATGCATCTACGATAGTTGGATGTTTAAATCCCATAATAGATGTAATACAAGACGAACTTATATCTTTAGAAGCAGGAAATCCAGGTAAATCAAGACGTCAATATCAAGATGATATACTAATGTACATACAAGACTTATCTAATAGATCTATTATTCTTCAGCGTAATAAAGATAATGGAAATTCAATGATAATAGATCCTATAAATGGAATACAAAACTCAGACTCTGTTATGGAACAGGCAGAACGTGAACAAGCTTTACAAATAAAGTCTATTCCTGCAATAGATCAACTTGTAGGAAACGGATTTAGACCAGGAACTTTATCTATGATATGTTGCTTGTCTGGACATGGTAAATCACTTATAATGCAAAACGTAGCAATATATGCGGCAATAAATAATAAACCAGAGGATCTTGACTTCCCAGAAGGGAGAACTCCGTGTATACTTTTTGTTTCGTATGAAATGAAACTTATTCAACTTCTTCAAAGACAGTTATCTTTCTTTGGAGTTGATAAAAACATTATTTATAATACACCAAAAGAACATTTAAAAGAGACACTGAATAGAGTAATGATAGAAGAAGCTAAGAAACATGGTGTAAAATTACCATTAATATATGATGATCAAATCACTATTAATGAAAACTCAACTGGTAGACCAACAGCTGATGATATTCGTAAGTCTATAAAACGTTACCAAATGCAAGGTTATGAACCTATAATGGTAGTAGTTGACTATATTGGACTTATGGGTGTTAAATCTAAGTTAGGACAGCAACTTGGAACTACTGGTGGGGATATATCTCAAGCTTTATCTCTTAAAGCAATAGAACTTCGTCAAGTAGCAATAGAATATAAAATACCTATACTTACAGCACAGCAACTTGATACAGAAGCATCTATGATGTTTGGACAAATGCAAGCTTATACAAAGCTTATAGATCCAATAGTAGTAATGGGAGATAATATGCTTAGAGGTTCTAAACAGGTTAAAGATAACCTAGAGATACTTATCTATGGAGATGTATTTAAGATACAAAGGCCTATAGATCCAGAGTCAAATGATAGACATATAAGATATGATACTTATGTATCTCTTGATATAAAGAAAGATAGAGACGAAGTAGCAAGATATAAACTGTCTAAACGTGACTTTGAAACAGTAGATGCTTACAAACGTATTACTGAAAAGATACGTAATGATGCACAAACCAGACGTTTCTTTAGAGAACCTGAGGTTGCAACTTGTGTTATACCTCTTGTAGAAGGAAGTATGAGAATGAATCCTGAAGATTATGGACGTTCTATACGTACATTCTACTGTAACTCTATGGGAACACAAATAGATCTTAACTCTTTAAAAGATACAAATGAGATAGATTTAGAGTTTGGAAATGCAGAAGATGAGTTTAATGAAGAAGATTTTAATGAGTCATAACGTTCATTTTATTTATAATTAGTTACATATTATATAGTGATACGTTTACAAAATTTGGATCAAATTATTAATTAAAAAAAAAGACAAGGAGGAATAATTATGTCAAACGAAGTAAAAGGAAATGCAAGAATAATTGATGAAGTGGATGATTATCTAAAGAAGATTTCGTCAACTGCAACAGATTTTAAAACAGATGAAATGGGGTTTGGATTAAAGTATTTAAATAAGTACTTTAAACCAACTAATGGAGAAAGTATGCTTCAATACTATGATAAGATTATCAAAGGTATTGAAAATGAAGTTGAAATGGAAAAGATTGCAACACAAGACTATCTTGATCTAAATCCAGAAGGTAAAGATACAGTTTGTGAAATAGCACTAGCAATCGTAAACTATGCTGATGAAAGAAATAGACTATCTCTTGCTGATCACTCATTAAATGGTGATTTTATAAATGCAGCTTATAACTTAGGTTATGATCATACAGATGATAAAGAATCTAAATTCATTTATTTAGAAGATAGTTTACCAAATCTTGGTGAGTCTGATATAGGTCCAATACTTGAAAGAATAAGAGGACTTGGAGTTATGCAAAAAGAAGTAGAAACAGTATCAGACATGGCTAAAGAATACGTACCATTTATATTAGAAGCAGTA